AGTAATAGCAGTGCTATGAGGGATACCAAGACGGTCAGCCCACTCAGCGTTAGTAGAAACAGCCACATTTTTAAGATGCTCCAATGTATCAGCTAGGCCAGAATTAGCCGTAGTCATTAATTTGTTATCCATTATCCCTGTGAGTGACACACCGAGCAAGCGTTCTGCTTCTGTGTTGGTAGCCCACACCTTTCGCAAGTAGGGGAACTTAGTGTATGTTGACTGAATGGTTCCAAGTATAGTTGCAAGACGGACTTTTCTTGTAAGGTCTTCCAGACTATCGTTAGCACGGATGACAACTTCCGTAAGATTACAGAACTGATTCGGCCTAAGAATGATTTCCGAACATGGGTTAGTTCCGAACTCATAGCAAGACTCTCTACGGCCATTTTTTGCAGCTTGTTTAACTGATGCTTCTCTGTTGAATATTCCTCGTTCTCCACTACCACTCTCCATTAGTGCAGTCCACTCACGCATGAATGACATACTGTCAGGTTTCTCTGAATAAGATACTGAGTTGTTAGCCAAGGCTCTATGCCCTGCATTCTCCCACCAGTTACCTGACTTGGCGTGACGCATACGGTCATCTGAAAGGTTAGACAGACTAATCATAGCACTACGTCTAACACCACCTACAACCACAACTTCACCAATCTTACACATTAAGTCATGACACTCAAGGCTAGACAACCTACGCCCTTGTGCGCCCTTGAATGTTGTAACCGCAAAGTTAAACAAGTCAACCAAAGGAGCAGGACCACTAGCCCGACCACCAAACGTTTTTAGCCTTGCACCTGCAGGGCGAACTCTGCTAATATCCCACTTAGGAATTTCACCAGCCCATAGGAGTGCCAACACTTGTCTGAGACCTTTAGCCCATCCTTCCTTGCTGTCCTTGATGACAACACACGTATCGCTTTGGAAAAGACTAGGAACATCAGGGAGTTTAGCGATGAACTGACGCTCAACACTGAAACCAACCCCCGTCCCGCAAAGGAGGATGAACATAGCCTCATCAAAAGACTTAGGGTCATCTACGGGTAGGTAGCTACAGTTATACATACAGGTATTATCCCTGTCTGCCGCTTTTCCTGCAGTCATAAGTGACCGCATACTAGGCATAACCTCAAGGCTAAGAATAGCGTCACGCATTTCATCTAGGTCAACAGGCTTGAGCCATGTCTTAGCTATGTTCTGCAAGTAACGCTCTACAGTTTCACCCCATGTTTCACGGCGTCCTTCGCCTTCAAGCCAACGTGCATAGCGGCTGGTTGCAATAAAGGTTTGGTAGTCACTTGGTAGATAGTTATTACTCATATTTACTTTCCTTATACTAAGTCAGACAGGTCAGGCTTCCAGTAGTGTGACCCTTTTAATACTTTACCATCAGGACGTTTAATTGGCTTACCTTGTGGCCCTAGCTTAGACATGTTAGATGCGTGTACCCTACGCACTGCCTCGTCTAAGTCCCACCCATAGGTAGCTGCATAGCCATACGTAACGTACACTAAGTCAGCTAACTCTTTAAGTAACTCTTGTGGGCCATCTGCATCACGTACTTCACTGTATTCCTCTTTGAGAAGTAACCAACGCAGACCTTCTAGCTTTCTACTGTAACCATACTTTTCATCAAGAGGGTGATCCATTGCTGTAGCAAACTCTTTGACCATATCAAGAGGTGTATAGTCTTTGAGGTCATTGATCTTGTCTTCTCTGTCGTACTCAGCGAAGTCATTTATTTCTTGTTGTGTAATCATCCCTGATCCCTTACGTTTATGTTAGATATTTCTACGTCATCTATATCATAGATAACACGCTCTATCAAGTCTTTTATGTCTTCTTCATAGTACATAGGATGAGAAGACAATATGTTATTTGATTTGTCAACTGATAAGACAAAGGTAACACTAAACTTCTCAGTCTTCATTACTCTCAACCTCTTCTATTAGACGGTCTAAGTACCACCTAGCTTTCTTCAAGTCCTCTACGCCACTCTTGTAAGGCCACCTCCACATATACTTAAATGCGTTCTGCCAACAGTACGCCTCATGAGGTGATACATCAGCACCCTCTGACATAGCTTTCATTGCATCTATACACTCAATGTTAGCTGTGTTGTAGTGAGGTGGTTTGTCTACCATGTCTACTTCAAAGGGCATAGTCATTTCTTTCCACTTAGCCATATTAGCAACTACCTTTGGTTCTAGTAAAAGCATTAAGGCGTAGTACGTTACCCTCTGCTGTATATGTAGACTCTAGCTTATTATCTTGTGGTACTTGATTGTCTGCTAGTAAACGCTCTATTTTATTTTCTAAAGCTTCCTTAACATCATCATAGATGCCGTCATCATCATCATTAAGCAACTCAAACAAACCAATCATAGTTAGGCCCACACCCATAGTTTCTGTTAGTTGTGCGTCAGACAACTCATGATCATCACTCTTACATATACAAGTACCAATACGCCCATCACCCATAGGCTTGATTAGTATTGCAATCTCGTCATCTTCTAGTACGTATGGCATCAAGTCTTCCTTTTTGTTTTAAGTGGTATCTTAGTCTGTGTAACACACTTTCCTTGCATTGTCAACCACTCTTGAGGTATTAGCCTGTGTGAGTATAAGAAGTCGTTTTTCTCACACCAATCACAGTATCTACTCTTAGCACCCTTGTATAGCTTTGCTTTAGCGTTACTAAATACAAATCGTATGTCTAACTCAGGATGTTGCCTTCTTACTTCTATATGTTTACGCCTGTCCTCGCTGTCAAAGATACCTTTGGTCTCAATAAAGATACCGTTGTCTAGCTGAAAGTCAGGCGTGTAAGTACGGTAACGTAAGTCCTCCCATTCTATTTTAAGTAACTCATACCTTACTTTTTTCTGGCACTCAGACAAAACAAGAGCAGTCTGTTTTTCAAGACCACTCCTGTACTTGGCTTTAAGGTGACGCCTCTTAGGTTTAGGCATCTTCTTCTTCTAGTGACCCCTTAAAACGCTCCATTAAAGTATGAGCCATCAAAGAATTACAAACCATTTGAAATTCTAGCTGACGTTTTATCGTTGAGCTAAACTGTAGTTCTGCTAACAATTTTAATTGTGAGTCACTCCAATTATCAGAGTCATATTCAACATTGTCTAGTGTTACTTTAGGCATTTGTATTTTCCTCTTTTAGTTTAGGCATCTTCTGCTTTTTTTCTTGGATGAGAAGAACCCATATATTTAGATTGCTTATCGTTAATTTGCGTGTAAGCCACGTTAGGTGGTGTTAGTTTACCTTGATAAGTCCTAGAAGGCAGTTCTTTGTACTCAGGCCAACAAGCAGACTTAAATGAACAGAAGTTACACTGTCTGCACAATATTCTATTGCCTGATGGTTTCTTGCGGTATGTCTCAGGTACATCTGTAAACATACGCTCAAAAGGCTCATCGTTCTCTAAGTAATCATACGTTTCCCGTATCTTATCCAGTACAGCATCAACGTCAACGTCCTTAGCTGAGACATACTTGTGGTGTCCATTGTTCTTATTGACTACCCACCAGCCACCTACCTTCTTACCTGCTGCTGTAGCGTAGCCTACAAGCTGTGCTACATAGCCAAAAGGATCGTCAGCCTGTAGTGTCTCAAGGTCTATGAACTTATTCTTGTAGGAGTAGTCGGATGCACTCTTAATGTCATCTATTCTATCCCCTAACAATAAGTCATACTCTCCTTTGATAGGCTTTCTTCCCCCGCCTAAGTCTAGTGTTACATTGGTGTTGTCTTGAAACTTAACCCCTGCTGCACTTAAGATGCCTTTAAATACAGCCTCAACTATATCACCTAGCATCATGTTCATCATAAATTGTTCTGGTAAGTCTTCCTTAACGTAAGGCATATTCTTTTCAAACCAGAGTTGACACTTAGGGCGTCCTATGTTGGACATTCTAAGTCTGAACGCATCCCTTGGCCCACCGTTAAACTGCTTGTCTAGTCCCGCTGATACATCAGAGGCAACGGAATTAATTACCGCCTCTGACATTTCTGCAGTACCTAAAGTAGCATCACGCATGAGTATCCGTACAGGAGTTTCAGCAGCGTGTTCGTAGTCCATCCTAGAACGGGATTTCTTCTACTTGCACGATAGCGTCAAGTGTAGCAGGGTCTACCTGTACATCAGGCTTACGTAAAGACTTCCACTTACTAAGTACATACTCATTACCGTAATCAATGTAGTCTACAAACGCCTGTACTGTACCGTGATCCTCTGGAACCATTTTAGTTTTGGAACCCAAGGTAGCAACCATAGTAGCATACTTGTTACCAGTAGGCAGGGTCTCTTTCTTAGATGCCAACGCAATGGTATGCTCAATCGGAAGAAGCTTCTTAGACACAATATCTTTAAGTGCAGCATCTAAAGAACGCTTACTGTCTGCATTCTTTACTTCCATCGTAAAGTCAACCTCGGAGTCGTAACCTGCTACAGCTACACCGTTATCATCAATGACTTTACCTAGTTTAACTTTACC